GTGATAAGGCGCATCCGGAGAACGAAGGTAAAGTATTCTTGTTCAAGTACGGCAAGAAGATCTTTGATAAGCTGAATGCTGCAATGAATCCAGAATTTGAGGATGAGGATCCTGTGAACCCATTTGATCTTTGGGCTGGTGCAAACTTTAAGCTGAAGATCCGCAAGGTTGAGGGATACCGCAACTATGACAAGTCTGAATTCGATAAGCCAGAGCCACTGAGTGACGATGATGCTGAGTTGGAAAAGATCTGGAAATCAGAACACCCACTGAGCGAGTTCTTGAAAGAGGAACACTTCAAACCTTATGCTGATTTGAAGGAGAAGCTCTACCGCGTACTTGCACTGGACGGAAGCTCTTCTTCTGTACAGAATGCGTCGTTCGCTAATTTAGATGAGGACGAAGTGGAAGCACCGAAACCTCAAAAGACTGCGAAAGCAGCTTCGTCAGCAAAGGAATCAGCACCGTGGGATTCCGATGAGGATGAGGATCTTGATCAGTTCAAAGCACTATTGAACGATTAAAAAGGAAAGGGCCAATAGGCCCTTTTTTTATGCTAGTAAGTTTCCACCTGCAAGTGTGTTAAACCTATAGTTCTGTTCATATGGTCTATTGACGGAGGTATTGATAGCCATATTGGGAGCTGCAGACCCACCACCATCACTTGCTGAACCTACCTTGACTGAGTTGTCTTGGTTGAGTACGGTAATATTTGGTGTGGTGTTTGCACTTCCTTGGATCTCTTTTGCTGTGTTTGCAGCTGGAGCAGAGTTGAAGAACCGTTCTGCTCTTGTACTAATATCTTCTGATGGAAATATTGATTCCAACCAACCTTTAACTTTTTCCTTACCCTTTTCAACCACATCCTCACCCTTGTAGGTCATTAGAGTAGTATCACCTGGTTTAGTACCATCTCTCATACCCTGCTCAATCATTGCCATTAACATTTTTTCTCTAGTAGCTCTCTGCTCTTTAGTCTGTTTCTTTGTTGAGTCGCCAGCATCGGCAGTAAACGTAGGATTATCAAGTAAAGCAGCAAGTTGTTCTCTTGCTTCCCTTCCACCTTTTGAATTCTTTTTAAATATCTCCCAAGTATTGGTTACATATTCTGCGAAAGCTGCTTTATCTCCAGTCGCCATAAATTTATCAACAGCTCCTCTGATCAACGATCTATAAATTTTATCTTGTTGTTCTTCATCAAATAACTTATCCTTCTCACCTGCATTTTTTGGATCATTGTAGTAGTTGGTTAGATTTTCTTGGTTAAATTGGTAGGCCCCCATTGCCCCGGTTCCAACATACTTGCCGTCTCTCATACCTATTTCAGCTTTTCTGGTTGCCTCTACTTGTTTCTTTTGGTAATCAAGAACTTCTCTACCAGTCATTGTTGTTAGTGTTTTGCCTTCTGGTAAGGGAACAAAAGGAGTTCCTTTACCATCTTTAGCAAAAGGTTGATTGTATCCCATTACTGGTGATTCACCTTGTTTAATAACATTGCCAGTCATTCTTTCAAGCTCGGCTCTATCTATTTCAGTAATTGGAGGATCAAGATCATTTCTTAATTTTAAATATTCAGCAATCTTCAGTTTCTTAATTTTACGATCCTTACCCATAATGTACACATAATCTTCAGTTTCAAGTATTGGTTTAACATACGGATACTCAATTGCAAATAGTTTTTCATCTTTGCTAAATGTATTCCAGATTTGATAGAATCGTGACAAAACTCCAACATCACCACCTTTACCAGTTATATTATCATAAGTGTCCTCATTAGTACGTTGGCTCTTTCTTCGTTTTTGAATGTCAGTAGCTTCGGCTATTTCTTTTGAGAGCTTTTCAATCTTTGCTTTAGTTTCAGTTCTTTGAGTCTCTTGCTCAAACTCTGGCAATGCTGTGTTTGGCTCAAGTTTTTGTAGCTTTTCAACTTCAGCCATTTTTCCTTCAATCTCACTAGCTTTAGTTTCATCTATACTAGGACCGTAGTATTCTAAAGCTGGTGTCTTCATTTCAGCTTCTTGACTTAGTTGTCGTGCTTCATCATCAGTGAATCCTAGTTCCTTTGCAATTTCATATATTTCATAAGCAGTATATCCAAGTAAAGCTAATTGACCAACAACAGGTATAGCACCTAACACATACCCTTTTCCTAAATTTGCACCAATTTTTACGGCTATTTTTGTTGCTACTGATTTTCCTGCTGCAAGTCTTGCAGCGCTTATCCCGCCAGCGGTGGCCGCTGCCGCTCCTGCTCTTCCTGCTCTTTGGCCAGCCTTACCTCTACCACCAGGTGATCCTCCAATTCTAGAATCAAGTGCATCACCAATTTGAGCCATTAAAAATCTATTACCAATAATAGAGGCAACAAGACTCGCGGTAGCGGGTAAAAGCAGTCTAGCAAGTGTTGCTGCACCCATTGCCTTTAGACCACTTTCAAATAACTTCATTGGGTCTTTAATACTTCCAAAGAACTCCATCAAGTCTTCAAACTTTAACTTAGCAAGCTCAATACCAGCGCTGAATACTTTAATAAAAGCTTCGGTCTTCTGCATCAGTGTTCCTATAATTGGAAACTTGATATCCATTTCGGAAACTGATTTAACAATCTTTTGAATTACCCCTCTGAACATATCAGGCAAGTCACCAAACAAGTTACTAAACAATCTTGCAACAGACGATGTTAATCTATTTTTGTTCTCACCAGTCAAATTGTCCCAAACTAGCATCTTACCAACTAGACCTGCAATTGCAAACGGTAGCACCTTACCAAGTCCTGATGTAATTGATCCAGCTACCGATCCAACACCTCCAGCAACACTGCCCGCAGCAGATACACTCTTAGAAGCTAATCCACCGACTGCACTTGTTAGTCCTTTGATGCTTGATGTGAAAGTTTTTGACATACTATTAAAACTGGCAGCCAGCTTCTGATTTGCCTGAACCATAGCTCTTTGATTAGCGTTCATATTCGCATAGAATCTCTGGTCAGCAGTCATCCCTCTCAGCTGTTGAGTGCGTAGTGCTCTCATCTCTCTGAGCTGTTCTATGTAACCAGGATTCTGTTTTTCAGCCATTTCTTGACGCTTCCTCTTGTGATTTAATATGCTGTTTTAGCAGCTCTAAAAATATATCTCTTTCAAACGGGATCATCTGCTCCACTTCAGTAATCGAATAATGATGGTGCTGTGCCATAGCAAAAACAACATTATAATAGTTCTCTAGGTTGCTATGACTCAACCCAAAGTAAAAAAATCTTCAATGGATTTCAATTCAACTTCACGCTTTGTTCCCATCTCATTAGTATACTCAATCTTATGATATAGTTTTGGCATCGTGTCAAAGAACTTTTCAAAGTCCTTTAAAGTATTGGTAGGAAGTGATTCGATAAATGCATCTACTTCTTCAGGCTTGCTATCCTTAAACCTGACAATCTCATCTCCATCAAAATACTGATCCATGCATCCTCTGATCATAAAGAATAGAATATCTGTTACATCGTCTCTTGATACTACATCCACCATTAGTTTTGCACTTGGGTACTTCATTACAATACCGCTTGTCTCACTTAACTTAACTATATTGGTATGTTCAGGATTCTCGTAAACATTAACCTCATCAATATTTAATTTGAAGGTGTAAGTCTTTTCATCCTCAGGATCAACATACGAAATATTAACTTCTTCATTAACAGACTTTGCTCTTAATTTAAGGAATAATATCTCCAAATCAAAAGATGATAATTCATCCGCATTAATTACTCCGTCAACATCGCAATTGACAATTACCTGTTTGATCACATTGATAATGTCTTGCTGCTCGCCACTTTGCTTAGCCATCAGCATTAATTTCTCTTCTTTGACAAGAAAAGGTCTAAACTTAACCATTTGCTTGGTTGAAGGAACCTTCAACTCAAACACCGGATACATTAATTTTGGTAACGCCATTATATTCTCCTAATAATTAAAAAATCATATCAATTAAACTGTTCCTGCAATCTGTATATCAAAAGTCTGATAAGTGAAGTTCACAGTAAATTCTGAAATTGAATCGGTTGTACTTGTCGATAATCCAATATCGCTTAGGTTTGTTGGGTACAGTTTTTTGATACTGTACTTTTTAGTTTTGACAAGCGGTACATCTGGAAGAGATCTACCACCAATCAGGGCTCCTAAAAACGGCACGCCAGCGGCCGCAGAAATAACGGATGCTGCTGTTTGCAGTAACCCTGCTCCTTTAAACTGGCCAGGTTTGCCGTGATAAACAGCAATTTCCATGTCTGTCTGATACTGTTTTTTGAATGGATGCTGATATGTTACACTAGCGCCAGGAGTTATACTACTAATTTGAGCCTGAGGGTATATTGATGATATCCACGTGTAAAAGAATCCGTAAACATAGCTGTTAGAATCATTCATGAAAGTAAGGCTGATATCATTCAACGATCCTCTAACAGGCATCTTGATAGCAGGACCAATACCGTATCGTATAGTATCTGCTGTTTGAAGATTGAGTCCAGGTAGATTGGCACTCTTACAAAACAAACTAAGTAGTTTGCCATTTTCAGTCTTGCTAATAAACAGTGGACCATTATTGAAATTTCTTAAAAGATCAGGAATAGTAAATGTAACCTCAAATAGATTTGGTCTTTCCAAATCATATTTGTGAATTGCTGACTTAAACTCGTTTATATTTAATGGCATTACTTTTTCTTTTTGTATACAAAGTCATCCAAAGGTAACATAAGCGCTTTGGACCATTCATCTGGTTTAATGTAAAAGAATCTTGATCTTACATGGCTATTTAGGTACTTCTTCACACATTCCTTAAACGATACGGTTCTTGATGCAGCGCTGAGTAACCTGTAGCTCATGTTAAGGCGCATCTTATCGGTAAATGATTTATTATTGGCAAGTACCATTAGATTGTCTAAAAGTGCAGCGCGCTGTCCGTAGGGTAGGTAGTGGAAGTTGATTCCCATGAACCCACCTTCAACATTCTGGAATGGAAAGATAAGTGGAAATCTATCATACAGAGGAAGAGTTTCTTTATATTTGGGATCGTAGTGAAACAAATACATCTTACCAATGGAAAGAGCTTTTGTAAGTCTCTCATCACCTTTGCCGATTACATTGATAGTATTTTTAGAAGATAAATCTTGATAGGTTGTATCAAACCAAGTCTGGGCATCGGCTACCTTGCCTTTGGTTATTGCTTGATTGAGCATTTGCTGATATGTTTGAGCCATTACTTTTTACCGACGAACAGGTCATCCTCTGTTATTATTTGAAACTTCCATTTACGTTCTTCGCAGAATTTAGCTGCATATTTCCACTTTGAACTATTTATCCCCCATGTTTTAACTTCGTTAATATATCCTTTTGTTACTTTGGTGCGGACTTTTGGTGGTTTAGTCTGTGCTTTTGGTTTAATCTCAACAACAACAGTTTCTATAATACCTTCTCTAGTCTTCTTTTTTATCCAAAAGTCAGGAAAGTACCGGTGAACTCTGTTATCAATGGGTGATAAATATGGAATCGAGAACTCTTCACTTGCCCATTGAATAACATCTGGATGAGCGTCCAGATAGCTCATAAATCTACACTCCCAAAGAGAGCGATAAATAATATTAGTAGGATCACCCTTATACTTAGAAGGGTTTCTTGGTTTAAAAATTCCGTTATAACTCATAGGATATAAATGGCGTACGGTTCTTCTTTCAAATCTAGTAGTGGTGTAGGTGCAGAGCAACCTACTGCTGCCCCAGAACGTCCTCCGACAGGGTCTGGTAGCCCCATGAGAGGGGTCACGAGCTCCACTCTTCCATCATCTACTATAGATGGGAAGAGAAATACAGATAATGCGCCATTGAAGTTTCCGGAAGATCTTGCTGATGACTTTTATATATCATTCAACACATTCAAGTACACATCTGAGAGACCACAAGAGGCTAAAAGAACATTTAGACCTATAAAATCAATTGTACTTCCTATTCCCTCAAATATGACAGATGGATATTCGGCGGGATATAATGCTCAGAACTTATTTATTGCTGGTAATGCAATAAGAGAGGCGGCAACAAGCTCTTTCAATCAAAACGGAATTGGTGGAACAGTGAAGACAGCTTTTAGTAAAGAGGGATTAAATAATGCTACAGCAAAGGTTGCAGATGTATTAGATGCAATGAGCGGTAATATGCCAGCGATTGCAGGGAAGGCTGCTTTGGCAGGAGCTGTGTATTTTGCAGAAGGTGTTGGAGGTCCACTTGCTGCAGCAGCAAGATCAAGTCTTCAACTATCCGTTAACCCGTTCCCTGTGATGATATTTCAAGGAACATCATTCAAGCCTGCTTTTTCATTTGATTGGGTTTTTTATCCTGAATCTAGTTCAGAAGCAGCAACAATTCAAAAAATAATTGGATTCTTCAGAAAAGAAATGTTACCAGAGAG